TTATTATCTAAGCCTTTTAAAGCTAACGAGAGAAGGTGGATTGTTTTTCCAACATATAGACAAGCTAAGATGGTATCTTGGTCAATACTCAAGGACATCTTTGCACATAAAGAAGTCAGTATCAATGAAACTGAATTATCTATTACACTTGATAATGGTGCAAAAGTTGAACTTAAAGGGGCAGACAAACCTGACTCACTTAGAGGAGTATCTACAACAATGGTAGTGCTTGATGAGTACAGTTATATGAAAGAGAATGTGTGGGGAGAGATTATACAGCCGACTTTAGCAGAAACTAAAGGTTCGGCTTTATTTGTAGGAACTCCAACTGGAGTACAGAACCACTTTTACGATTTATTTGTTAAAGGACAATCACAGAATAGTGATTATAAGTCCTGGCAGTTTACTACCTTAGAAGGTGGTTTTATTTCTGAATCAGAAGTAGAGAATGCCAAAAAGAATTTAGATAAGAGAACTTTTGAACAAGAATATCTTGCAAGTTTTCTTACTGCTGCAAATAGAGCAGCATACAATTTTAGTAGAGATATACATTGTAAAGTAATGGATAAATCTCCAAGAATGTTTTGGGGAATTGACTTTGGGGTAGCATCTTATATGACTGCTTTATTAATGTGTGAGAATACTGCTGGAGAAGTTTATGTATTTGATGAGATTGGATTACAGAACTCAAATACATTTGAATTGGCTAAGCTAATGCAACAAAAAGCACCTAATTTGCCATGTTTTCCTGACCCTGCAGGTAAGGCAAGAACCAGTAATAGTACCAAGTCTGACCATAGAATATTGCAAGAAGCAGGTTTTACTGTGATTTCAAGAAAAGCCAACCCTTTGCAAAAGGACAGACTGAATGTTTTAAATAAGATGTTAGAGGATGCTACTGGTAAAGTAAAGTTATTTATTAATCCTAAGTGCAAGAACCTCATTAGAGATTTAGAACTTTGCACACTTGAAAATGGACAAATAGTAAAGACAGAAACACTAAGTCATTGGCTTGACTCTCTTTGCTACCCACTTGAGTATAAATACAACTGGGGAAACACAGCAAAGGCAATAGAATGGTAATGTTTTTATTAGGAATAAGTGTTGGAATTATTGTTAGCATGATAAGTGCTATGGTATGGGGATACCGATTAAGTATAAAAGAAGAAGAACTAAGTAGAGAAATGATAAAGGATTTCCAGGATAGATTCTTGGAAACCGAAGAACAAAAAATTTATAAAAGGTATGAATCATGATAATTTATAATTTAACAGAAAAAATGTTGTATGACTTGTTAATGGATACAATAGAAGAAGGATTAGAAAAAGAACATAGTGAACGAGAAAGACTCTTAGACTATTTTGAGGGAATCAATCTTGAGCATGACATTAAAGGATACTTCGATAGTGAATCTTTATCACAAATCCCACCTATGTACATTAATCTTGTTAGAAATATTATATCCAGGAGAGCATTGGTATATCAACAAGCACCAGTAAGATACAACGAAAAATACACAGATGTCTTGGGCAACTTTGATAGTGTAATGAAACAATTTGAACAGCTTACTTATCTATTAGGTACAGAAGCTTTATATACTCATTGGGATGACAATGCAAAGAAACTAAAGTATAGACCAATCCACTTTTTTACCCCATTCTTTAAACCTAATGAAGATGAACCTTTTGCTATTATGTATCAAGCAGAATCACAGCTACAAGCAAGAACAGAAGATGCTCAATACATGTTTTGGTCAAAAGATACAGAAGATATGGAAGGCAAACACTTTATGATAAGCAGTAGAGGTAAGATTACTTCTATTGTAGAAGGGGATAGAAACCCTTATGGAGATGTCTTACCATTTAACATAGCACATAGACACCCATTCACTAGAGATTTCTTTAGAGAAGGGGCATCAGACTTAGTAGATGGTATGAGAAGTATCAACATTATGTTAACTGAACTTGCTTTACATGGAAGATTCCAATTAGGACAACCAGTCTTTACAGGATTAGATACTGAACAACGAATTACTATGGGACAAGATAAAGCCTTAGTATTACCTGAAGGTGCGAACTTCCAATATGCAACACCAAATGCTAATGTCCAGGCAATGATTGAATCAACCAAGTATATGGTAGATAGTATTGCACAATCCAACAATGTTAGAATTAATTGGGCTGATAAATCTCAGGAAAGTGGATTAAGTAAAAAGATGTCTGAATTAGATTTAATGGATGCTCTAAGATCAGATACAGAACAAATCTATAGACCATTTGAGAAAGAACAATTTAGAATTGCTAAAAGAATCTGTGAAGTATCAGGTGGTATTAATCTTGGGGATCAATTCAGTATAGACTTTGCTGAAAGAGAAGTGCCTATGAGTACAGATGAAGAAATCAAATACTATTCTTGGGCATTCCAAAATGATTTAGAAACAAGACAGTCTTATTTAAGAAAGAAGAATCCTGACTTCAAGGAAGAAGAAATACAAGCTATTGTGGAACAGATAGATGCTGAACAACCACAAGAAGCAGACGAAACACAATCTATCATTGATAGAATAGGTGAACAAGTTGGCTAATTTAGATTTCTACAATAAAGAAATAGAGAATATCCAACAACAATTAATTGACAAATTGGATAACCTGGTAGTAGGGTTAGGTAGAGTAACCGATACTGAACTAATGCAAATTGCTAAGCAGATAGATTTCTTTGCAGAAATGGAAACATTAGGGTTTACTAAGCTAATGAATAGAGTAGGTAAAACCTTTGATGATGAGATAGCAAGAGTGTTTGCAGAACTATCTAAACGAGAGTTAGGACAAGTATCTGCAGCAAGTATCGATGCTTTAAGAGAACTAAAGAACTTTGAAATGACCTATTTGACCAATGGAGTAAGGCAGTATTCAGATCAACTAAAGACTGCTATGCTAAGAGGAATCATAACTGGAGAAAGTAATATTCAAATAATGAATAACATTAATACAACCTTTGGTGTAGGAACTTATATTAGTTCAAGTGAAACTTCTTTTTTGATTAATGATGCTTTTTCACGATTCAGTAACACTTCAAGAGCCAAAGCATTTGAGGAGTTTCCTGAAGTAAAGTTTCAATACATTGGAACAAGTGATAACAAGACAAGAGAAGTATGCCAACGAGCATTACAAGAGCCACCACTAACAAGAGAAGAAATAGATGCTTTAGGGTATGTAGACTTTGCTAATAGAGGTGGATATAACTGCAGACATGATTGGGTAAGAGTATGAGATTAGACCAAGTAGTTAAACCTAATTCTAAAGTGATGACTAAGTTAGCACAAGATGCTATTGATAAAATTACTTTAGATGCAAGTAAAGGGAAGTTTCAGAATGACAGAAGTGGATACTCCTATAAAAGCGATACTTATAGAAAGTATAAAGCTAATAGTATGCGAGGGGTTAGAACTGGGAAAAAGCTTAAAGCATTTGCTAATCAATCTACTGACACCCAAACTTCTTTTGTCAATATGAAACTAACTGGTAGAACCCTAAGAGGTATGAGAGGATCAGGAAAGACTGATACTGCAATTATTACTTATGATAGAGGGGAAATAGTATTAGGCAATCAGAAAAGAGGATATGACATCTATGATTTGTCTAACAAGAACAAAGAATTTATAGCTGAAAGATTCAGCAAAGAACTTTTGGATAGAAATATTAAAAAGTATGTATCCAAAACAACGATAATAAAATAGGAGGGCAGTATGTCCGAAGAAACTAAAATAGTAGAAGAAACACAAGCAGTAGCAGAAACACCTACACAGGAAATAAACGAAGAAGTCGGTGGCTTAATTGCAGAAAGCAAGAAGTACCGAACAAGAGCTCAAGCAGCAGAAGCCGAGTTAAATGAACTCAAAGAAAACCTCAAACTTCAAGAAACAAAACGACTTGAAGAAAAAGAGGAGTTTAAATCTTTGTATGAGAAGATGAAAGAAGAAAACTCACAGTTAAAACCTGTAGTAGAACAATTTCAGATTCAAGAAAAACAAAGACGAGAACACCTGCTGTCCCAACTGTCAGATGAAGAACAAGAAATCTATGCAGACCTGCCAACAATTAAATTGGAAAAGCACCTTGACAGATTGGGTAAGAAAAAAGTGCAAGTATCTGATGCCAAAGAGGTTACTTCAAGTGGTAAGTTTGCTGAAAATGCAAAATGGGCTGATTTATCTGACAAAGATAGACAGGAAGCAAGAAGAAATCCAAAACTTTGGAAACAGATAGTAGATGGCTATAGAAACTAACAACTAACTATCTTTAAGGAGATATTAACATGGCAAATGTAACAACAACAACAGCTGCTAATTTTATTCCTGAAATGTGGAGAGATGCTATCCTTGACTATGCAGAAAGAAAATTCATTCTTCGTAATCAAGTATCTGACTTCTCATCTATGGTTTCAGGTGGTGGCGACATACTAAACATCCCTAAAGTTGCTGAAGAAACAGCTGCATCTAAAAGTGCAGACACAGCAGTAACTTATTCTGCTAACACAGATGGGGTAATTCAATTATCAATGGACC